GAGCCCTGTGTTGGGGTCCTTCGTCGACTCGAACGCGGCCATCAGTGCCTCGATTGAGGTGGCATCCGCCTTGACGGGCTGAGTGGGAGACGTGCCGGGCTTCGTAGCGGGTTGGCCGCCCGTGCTCGGTGTATCCGGCTCACCAGTCGTGGTGCTCCCTCCGTTGGCGGGTTGTCCACCAGCGGGGGTAGTTGAATAGTCGGGCTTCGGAGGTTCACCGTAGCCCCAACCTAGCTTGTTCATTGGTTCAACGACTTCCTTCTGCACGAGGGTCTTCGAGAGAAGCGAGGTCATTTCTTGCTCTTCTTTGTTCCTGCCGAGACTCATCCTTTCTCCTTGCGGGGTCGTCCCGCTCGGTAGAGGTTAGCTGCGCTTACGGCGTTTGCCAGCGAGTGGATTCTTGTGGACATAGTGCCCACCGTGCTCTGACTCGTTGTGCTCTTCGGACTTCTCGATCGCGTACGCCTGCTTAGGGTCCGTGACGATCTTTCCGTTCGGGCCACCGCTGTGCAGCTTCCCAGCCCGAAACTTTTTCATTACTTCAGAACTAGGCATCAGTAATCCTCGGCCGGATCGATCGGTAGCGGTGTAGCCGGCTGATCGAGTCCGACAGTGGGCTTCACGAGCCCCTGATGGCGTTTCTGGGTGTAGATGTCATCGTTGGACATGCGTGCCATTGCGGCCATTGCCCGCTCATGGTGCGTCTCCTCGATGATCCGGTCAAAGAACTCCATGAGCCCTTCGCCGTAGGTTGCACCTCCAGCAAGGAACTCATCGGGATACTTATCGACACGCTCTTTCGAGCGATCTTTCCACATCTTGTTCATCGCAGCGAGCACGCCCAACATGTATGGTTTCCATGTATGTTCGTAGGCTGGCGAGTTTAGGATGAACTCCATCTCGCCTAGTTTCTGCTCGTCGAACTGATCGAGGGTGAAGAACTCTTTGAAATCACCGCGCATCGGCGGTCTCCTTTCTTAGCCGGCTACCGGCGCGAGGATCGAACCGAGATCGACGGGGGCACGGAGTGACTGGGCAGAGCCGGGAGGAGCAGCAGCGTTCGGCCCGGGCATACCGGGCATACCGAGCGCGCCACCATTCACGATCTGACCCGAGGACGGGATACCACCCACGCCACCGGCCTGCTGCATCATGGCCTGAAGCTGCGGGTCCTGTACCATGCCGGTGAGCATCGGGTTGCGGACGAAAATCTCGTTGATGTTCGGCACCTCGAAGATGCGGAACATGTTTCGGAAGAAGTTCACCGCGTTGATCTGGCCCATCAACGACTGGCCGAGGGGCGAAGCAAGGGCCTGAAGTAGCTGCAACAGGTTCTGCTGCTGCATCTGCTTTGAGAGACCCATCGTCGCACCGAGAGCACGTGCCACATACGACGGCTGCATGTCGTAGGCGGTAAGGACCTCTCGCGAGGCCGGGATCGGCATCTGGGTGACCGGATCGATCTGGGCACCGTCGCCGAGGATTAGGACTTCGATCGGGGGCGCAAGGAACTGCTTCGAGAGCGAAGTGAAGAAGTTCGCCGTCGGCTCCAGCATGTTCTCTTCGTAGATGCGGGCTTCGAGCATCAAACGGGTTCCGGCTGCCTCGCGGCGTCCGACGAACTCACGTGCGGTCTGACGACTGTCGCCGCCCATACCCTGCACAGCATCATCGACGATGCCGGTGCCCATCTGGAGGTACTCACGAATCTGACTGATCCGAGAGTCTGCGATGGAGAGGCCCTGAGAGTTGAACTGGAACGGCATGATCACGTTGTTCGGATTGCCGTTGATACCAACGAAGCGTCCGGGACGTGAGTAGAGGTTTCTCGTTACGAGACCGGCCGCACGATCGTAGAACCACATCGGGTCGATCATCAGATCGGCCGCGTCAAGGCTCTGGTTCAGGTAGCGGTTGCCGGTGATCTGCAACTTCTCGACGATCTCGGCCTTGCCGGGAGCGAAGAAGTAGTGCGGATCGGGCGTCGGCGAGTAGGCGACGAACGGAATCTTCTTGTGGTTGTACGGATTCGCCTTGTTCCGCATCAGGTACTGGCGGTTGGCGACCGTGATGACTCGGTTGGTGCCGGTACCGTCGGTTACGTACTCAGATGGGACACGGCCCCAGTACTCCAGAATCACGATCGGCCGAGAGTAACGGTCCATGAAGCGGGCCGTCTCGTCATCCATTGCCACACGCGACTGGAAACGCCGCACCGAGGCAATAGTCTCCGTGCCGTAGGCAGAGGAGTTGTCCCGCTCCAACTGAGCGAGGGCCGACTTGGAGAAGGTCCCAATCGATGCAAGGTAGCGAACGTCGTCGAGATCGAGCCAGTAGCGCCTGACGACACGCTTCATGTCACGAAGACGGCCGGTCGTAGGCTCGGGGAAGAAGTCGAGCAGATCGATGTTGACGGTTTCGGGGCCGTCGAAGGTGACGACCTTGCCCTTGCGGATGTGCTGGACGACCTTGCCAGAGAGCGGCATCCGGTCGACCTGTTCGAGGACGGTCTCTTCCTCGTTGCGCTTCCAACCGATCTGGGCGACCGAGACCCCGTAGAGTGAGGCCGCAAGGATCAGATCAACCTGCTTGAGGAAGCCGTCGTCATCCTTGAACTGCGCTGCGGTCAACGCCTCCTGCTTGCGTGCGATCGCCATGTCGTCCGGGCCGTATCCGAGGTAGGAAACGGGGGGATACGAAGAGAGCGAAGAGGCCGCCATACGGGAGGCGAAGGACCAGAGTGCGCTGAAGATCAGTGGGATGTGGACATTGTTCTTATGCGGGTGAAAGCGGCCGGACCATGTTCCCCGCCACAGATCGTAGAGCCGGGGCAGCTTCTGGCGGATGCCTTGAGTCTGACCCTCAGAGTAATGCACAAAGTCGACGACCATGTTGCAAATCTGGCGGTCGAACAGGTAGCCGTTGGGCTCTTTCGTGATCTGGTTCAAGCGAAGACCTCCATCCCCCCTTTCAATCGGTCGGGGATGTGGAGAGAGGTGAACTGGCCGCCGAGCGTGATGAGGCCGCCATCCCGGCAAATGAGGGCGAAGAGGTCACGGGTGAGATACACGTCCGAGGCACAGTAGTTGAAGATTTTGCCCCATTGACCCTTCTTGATCAGGTCCTTCACGTTCGCACCGTGGTCGATCTTGCCCCGGCCGAGATTCTGCTTCGAGAGACGGTCCAGCTTGAAATCACCCTTCTGGCCGAACTTGCCGACCTTACGGTTGGCTTTCGTTGCCATCTCGTAGATGTCGTAGTGCGCTTTCAGCGTGAGACGACGACCAGCGAGTCCTTCCAAGCATGGTACGTCGAATCGCTCACTGCAAAAGCCGACCACAGCATCTGCCTGTTCGAGATGACGGGCAGCCGTTTCGGCAGTATGGTCATCGTACAGGTAGAGCGAGTAGTCTCGTGTGTCGTAGAGGGCAATCGCACAGGCACCACCTTTGCCTCGTCGGAGGGCATCCCAGCCCGCTTCCTTGTCCTTGGGGTTAAGGTCTTCGGCCCACTTCCGTGTCTCGATGTCGAAGATGATGATGCGTGGACGCATCGGAACCGCCTTTCCTAGAGTTCTTTGCCCTCGGGGAGTTCTGCGGGCGTGATGATGACTTGGCTGACGCCGAAGTCGTTCTTGAAGACAACCACACCGTTCGTGTAGGTGAACTTGTGGTAGGTGCTGGCAGGGTACGCTACGATCTCGTGCGAGAGAGCATAGAAGATCTCGTTCACTCCGGTACCGAGGACCTGCATCTTGTAGATTTTTGCTTTCGCCATGGTCACCTCGGCACGAAGCGAAGATCACTCTGAGCGATTCGCTTGCCGGCTTCAGGGAGAATCTGGGCCTCGGGGTCTCCAGTGTCGAAGAGCCCTAGAGAGTAAGAGGTGTACACGCCACCCGGCCGGGTGGGAGGGGCCGTGCCGGTGAACTGGATGTAGATGACGGTCCGATGCTTTGGCAGTGCAGCATCTACTGAGCACTGATCGACCGTGACCGAGGCAGCATTGTTGGTCGGTGTATCGGAAGACACGTCCCACGAATCGTGGTTGTGACCATCGGCTGCGAAGGTATTGACTCCCGAAGGATCGGATGTCGTCGTTGCGGTCGCGACGCTGCTGAGAAGGGTGTGCGTGTGCGGATTCTGGATGGGCTGACAGTTGCTCGCGGTGTGACTGTGCTGCGTTCCGCCGCCAGTAGTAACGCCCGATTCACCATTGATCGCCGCGCCCTTGAGCCATTTGCTGTCCATCCCGCTGTAGCGGGACCAAGTCGCAGGGATACCTGCATTTGTTCCGAGCCATAGGGCAATGATGTTCGTCGGGAGGGAGTCCGCACCCGGTGTGACGATGTTCAACTTCTTGAATGGCGGTTCACCATTCGCGGCGTCGATAGTCGTCGTGACCGACTGGTTCGTACCTGTGGCCGCTTGCAGAGTCACAGTATGCGTATGGCCGAGCGAGGATACAATGTTCGCACCGACGCCCTTACCTGCCTGTGCCGTGTCACCACCAGTGGATGTGCCGGTGTGCGTGTGCGGATTCTGCGTATGCGTGTGAGCAGGCGAGGTGTGGCTGTGGCTGTTGGAACCTCCGGTTGCACCACCATTGGCACCAGTACTGGCCCCCTTGAGGTAAGTATCGCCATTCACTCGTGTCCATCCCGAAGGAAGACTGTCCGACTCGAAGAAGGCAATACAGCCAGAGGGCAGTGCACTCGGAGTACCATCACTCTTTATCCAGATGACCTCTTTGAACGAGAGGTCATTGGAGGTTACATCGACGGTGATTGTGACGCCGTTATTCGCGGGCGTATCAGATGAAGAGGTAGCATCAGACGAGTGTCCGTGGTTAGCACCGGCACCACTACCACCAACGCCACCAGCGATTACAGTTGCATCTACGTGGCCCGCATCCACATGGAAAGTATGGCTGTGAGCGTTCTGGGTCGGCGTGTGAGCCGGCGACGTATGCGAGTGGGTAAGGTTGCCTCGGTCGGTGACGAGGTCCGTATCTGCGCCGGCCGCTGCCCCAAGGATGTAACGTGAATCTAGGGAGGTTTCACGGGACCAGCCGGCTGGGATACTCGCCACCGTTGAGGGCCATGCAACGCAGACGTTAAGGGGTACCGCCATTCCGTTGCTCCCGCAGGAAGTCCTGCAACTCGACGAGTGATTGCTGAACCTCTTTCACGAGTTCACGGACGTTCGATCCATACGAATGAGACGTAGTCTTGAGGTAGAGACCGAGTTTGTCTGTCTCGAAGAGGACCTTCTCTTCCCGACGCACAACAACATAGAGGTCGAGGATGTTCTGAAAGACTTCGGTTGTACCGTCATCTTTCTCGATAGTGAGCCGCATGAGGGCTCCTTTCTAGGGGAGGTTCTGGATTTGGGTGACTGTGGACTGAAGTCCTGCTAGAGCATCATTCAGTTCGACGACCCAGAGATCACGAAGAATCGTCCAGTCGTTTGTAGGGATCAGGTCCTTTGCAGACACGCCGACAGATGGATCGAAGAGGGCGTGGATGCGTTCACGATTGACGAGAAAGACGTTGATGTTCTCGTTCATTATATCGAGGATGTCCTGAATCTCCTGCGGGAACGGCGGTCCGACACTGGGCATGGTGACCTCTTGGGTTAGACCGGTTCACGAGGCATCGTATCCTCGTCCCAGCCACGGAGACCATCAGCAAAGTAGCCACCCTCGCGAAGTTCATCGCGATCGGCTAGCATCTGAAGGAGTTCATCATTTGATGGAGGACGACCTAGGGCCTTGAGGTCAGCATCACCCGGTGAGACAGGGACCATGCCATCCTGCGTAGCACCCGGATCGCGGATCGGGGGTGTCCAGAGCGACTTGATGAATCCGTCGGCGGCAGCATCTGCAAGGTCGTCGTGCGAGGCAGAATCGACCTTCAGAATCTGGTTGATCATCTTCTGGACGATCTGTGGGACGACATAGTGGGGACACTTCTGCGTCTCCATCGTGTTCGTCTTCGGATTGTAGCTGGCCGGGGGACAGTTACAGTTCCTGCGGTCGAGAAGGATTCGCGAATAGCCAGTAGCCCAGTGGCCCACGGCCGTGCGGATGCGAGACTTCTTGTCCTTCTTTCGGTTCAACTGGATGAACTGGTCTTCACCGATCATGAAGCCGGCAGTACGGAGCAGGCCAAGGATTCGGTTCTTGTAGGTGCCTTCCTTTCCACCCGGCTCGACCTCGTCCGTGATGGCACGGATCATGATGCCTCGGCGGCGGAGGTTGGCGCAGACCTTGATCAGTTCAGTGTTGAAGTCCTCCTCGCGCCATTCGTTCGAGGCACGGAGGAGTTGTGTGTCGAGGTAGAGGACGCCATTGTCCTGCTCGTCCGAGAGCCAGACCACGATTGCCGAGTCGTCGCCCTTGCCGATGTTGTCCTTGTTCTTAAAGGCCGTGTCGATGTGGACGGTTGCCCACTTGATTCGAACGGACCACTGGAAGTCGGAGTAATCGTAGTAGAGCCACGGAATCTGTGACTCGACGAGTGGGGCATGTTCGCTCGCGCCGGGATCGTTCTGCTGCTGGCAGGCGAAGTCTTCGGCATCGACACGCTTGGCGTCGGCGATAGATCGCTTCGTCCAGAGACGCGGGTGCGTCGGCTCGCCAGTCTGTGGGTTCTCGGTCTGGTAGAAGTAGACGTGCCAGACGCCCTGTCCCCAGTTGACCTTCTCGGTCACCGAGGAGAAGTGCGGGCAGTCCATTCCGGACCATGAGGCGATTCCCTCTTCCTTGAAGGAGCGGCCTGCGATGTCATCTTCGAGGTAACGGGTCAGCGTATAGACGAGGAGGCCGTTACGGTGAAGAGAGTTGCGCGAAGACTTGACCGAGTTGTGTTGGGCACGGAGGTAAGCATCGCGGCCTTCACGAATCTTGGGCGCTTCGAGCGGGTCGTCCCAGAAGACGGTACGCGGGTGATAACCAGTTGAGCCGACGTTCGCCGACGAGGTATCGATCGAGGGCTCACCGATGTTACGGGCACGCCGGTACGCATGGTTGATCATGTCCTTGTTCTTGTCGGGTGCGCCCGAGACCCAGTCGCCATAGAGCCAAGCGAACTGCGAGTCGGGGTCCGATCCGGACATGACTGCGACCTGCGCCTTCAAGATGTCGGTAGACAGCTTGTCGGTCGCCGACTGGATGAGTGTGGTCATGTCCCGGTCGAGGACATGCAGCCAGAGGATCGCGGCCTTTTCGATCACGGTCTTGCCGTAGCCACGCGGCAGCACCGAGGCAATCTTGTACTGCTCGGGCACGCCGGCTAGGGCGCGCTCGTACCACGAGAGGAGGTGTCCTTGGTACCACTGGCAGTAGGGGTAGTGGATGGGCTCGTAAAGCCACTGAGGCTCTGCCGGATGGGACTTGAGGAAGGCGTCTGCTCCCCATGCACGCCGAACAAAATGCCAGAGCGAGTCTGGGTGGGTTCCGACGTCACCTCGATCAGTATGCCATGCCTGCGGAGCACAAATGGCTCGCCACAGATCGCGTTCCGCGTCAAGATTCCAACCCAGCTTCTCAGTGTCAGCCATACCAGTTCCCACCTGTTGATCCAGCCCATCGCATAGAGACGCCGTGGGGTGGAGACGATGTATTCAGGATTGCCACCGGTCTCGTAGATCAAGTCGAGTATAGGTCCATAGCCGAAGTTCGATTCATGAAAATCAATCTCGGAGACGAACTGATCGGGATCACCCGTCACTGGGATGAAGCGGCCGGGCCTCTTGTAGAGGCACTCCTTGCAGCACTGAATCTGTGTTTCAGGGAGGAGAGACTTGCCGCAGACAACACAGTTGTTGAGGATGCTCATGATCGCCTTTCTTGGAGCATCCCGGCCTTGATCAGGCGCGGGCGAGTGAGAGATGAACGGTTCGCGTGATCGAAGTAGTACTTGATCTCGGGATTCATCTCGATTTCGAAGTAGCGCGGATCGCCACTGAGCGAGGGCACGATGTGCCATGGGAGATGCTTCGCCATGTATGGGGCACCAATCCGTACGCCATTGATCTCGTAGCGATGCTTGGTGCAGAGGGCGAAGGTCGTGTCTGTCGGTCGCTCATGGACTGCGATCGAATCGACCCACTGGAGAATGTTGCCTCGGTTGCCGGGATGATGGCCGTCAGGATAGTCGCAGAATCGGTCCTCGATCCACGCAGGATTCTGCGGAGGGATTGCGAAGTCCGAGAGTGTGAGTCCAACCTTCGGGTAGCCGGCGGCTGCAACTGCCAGCATCCGGTCAGCCCAGTCGGCTGGTAGCTCCGAAATGTCGAGGTCTGGGTCCGAGACAACATACTTCGTTCCGATGAGAGATCGGCTGAAGATGTCCCAGACGGCCGTGTGGCCGACATTCGAATCGAGCATCACCACCTCGCACGGATTCGTCGCATACCACTCCTTGAGCGGTCCATACGTCGAATCGTTATCGATGATGATGACTTCGTGGCCCTGAGAGATGAGTTTCTCTGTCATCGCCTTGGGCCACGTCAGGTAGTTCCGGTTGTTGATGAAGCAGAGCACGGTGGCTCCTTTCTATCGGCCGGCGATCGTTCTGGTGGGACCAGAGAAGCGAGAGTGCAGTCGCGGGTCCACGAAGTTCTTGTGGGCGCTGTGTGCCGTCTGCATCAGAGCGTTCTTTCCCGCACGAATAGCATCTGACTCGGGGGCGTTCGGATTTGCTTCACGGAAGACCTTCCGGGCCTCATTCTGGACGTTGGTGCAGTCATCGCAGTAGTGCGCTTGGTAATCGGTCTTCGACTTGCCGCAGTTGGAACAGTGGGAGGTAGCCATCAGGATTCCTTCGGAGGTGGGGGCGGCAAGAGTTTCGGGGGTCGTCCCAGATTGTCGAGCAGCCGTGTGATCCAGCCAGCTTCTGGATCGTTGTGATACTCCTCGTTGCGGCAGTGATCTCGCGCATGGAGGATGCTCTGGTGATGTGTGTGAGTGGCGTCCTCGTGCTGAACAACGCGAACGATGACTCCGTGGACATTCTCGATCCACATGAAGGTCGGGGGTTCGCACCAGCAATCGGCCGAGGGAGAATGACCCACGGGGCCGATCGAAACGTGTACCGTCGGTTGGTACTCTTCCATTTTCACTTAACGCCGTCCTTTCTGTCGGACTCCTTCAGCTTGGAGTCGATCAGTTCGGTCCAAGTGTGAAGGCGCTTCGGGGACTTGCGGATGTAGGCCGTGACGACCTTGTCCATCGCAAGGATTACGTGCTCTTCCATCTCGTCGGTCAGCCACCCGAGGCACATCGGCATCAGGATGACGTGAAGCAGTTCATGGACGACGGTTCCGATGTGATCGATCCCGTCGATTTGCTGGTTCGCATCGACCTTGATCGAGATCGAGGTGGGAGGGAAGACGTCGTGCCAGTTACAGAGACCCTGCTGGCCCGTCATATGGGCGAAGCGGAGTTCGACTTCAGGGTGCTGGAGTAGCTCCAGACATGTCCGATGTAGTTTCGCTAGATTGAGAGGGTACTTCCCCTTCATCACGGACCTCGAAAGCAAGATGGAGGGCGTTGGTCGTCATCTTGGGACCACACGCGAGCATGAGGTCCGCGAGCCTTCTGGCCCCGGCCTCGAAAGAGATGGGGGCCTGTGGCCCGAGTTGCTTCTCCCGCTGCCGGTCGGACAGCTTGCCCCAGAGCGTCTGGGCCGACATTCGGGTGTCGGCGTGCAGGTTCGGGTCGAAGGCGAAGCGGATGGCCTGCTTGAGCATGGCCTTCGAGATCAGTTCCGGGTCCGCGTCGTCGGCCAGCATGGCCTCGATGTTCGCGATCTGAACCATGGCAGCATGATCGAGCATCCCGGAGGGAGGGGCCGGGGGAGCTAGGGCCGGGGCACTCGCCGGCTTGGGCCGCTTGTCGATCGCGGTAGTGCGTCCGGGCTCCAACTTGCCCTCGCTGACCAGTTCGCGCCTAGCGATGGCGATCATGGCCTCGCTGACCTCGGCCCCGAGAGCCTGCTGCTTCTTCGACTCGTCGGGATGGGCGAGGATGTACGTTTTTGCGCGCGTAAGTCTGGTAGGCGGCATCGTAGCTCCTTGTGTAAGTACGCGATTCTGGGGCATCGGCGGGGCCTTCCCGGCGATTCTGGTAAGGTTGCCTCGCTGGGTGGCGTTTACCCCTTACACAGGGTACGGATTTCTGAGGTCCCGGGGGCTGCTTTCAACTCCCTGACAAGCGTTGGGGTCGTAGGGACCCACCTTGGCACGACCCTTGCTAGCGGCCCGATGGCACAGCGATTGCTCATAGCAGCTACCGTGCCAGCCCAGCGAGCCAGAGCCGTGTCAATGCTGACACAGTGCCCCGTGTGCATTTCGACACATGGGCCTCATGGGTAATAGTGTCATACCGGACACACTGTGTCAATCGGTACACAGTAACTCGTTGCGGCATAGCAAGTTACGTGCCATAGTGCGAAAGGCAGCGTATCCGTGTCACGGCAATGTCACATAGCAAGTATCGTACCGTGTTGTCACATGCAGCTATAACCTGTTGTCTCGCAAGGTGTTATGACCATTCGTTTTTAACCGCTCAAGGATGCCCTACAATCGCGTCGACCCCCTCCCAAGATAGACTGTACTTGGGAAAACGCTTAAGCCTTGCAGCGCAACGGGTTACAGCATTCTCTTTCACTTGCGCGAGCCCATCCTAGGGCATCCTAGCGCGCCGCATTCTGCACTGATCGAGGCTGGCACGGCCCTTGCTACGCGCGTGACGCGCGCGATTCCACACTCTGGCCGGCCCCCAGAGCAGGCATTGCAGGCATTGCAGAATGTTGCACGATTTTCCCCTTGACTCGGTGGCCGGCCCTTGGGAACATTGAAGTTAGCCGTGGCACGCGACCTGCTACTCTTCCACGGCGTCACACCGGTCGTCAGCGGCGACGCTGGCGGCCCCTAGCGAAGTCCACGCACACGAGACAGTGACGTTGCCGGAGCCAGTGCCCGACCGGGCTGGAGAGGCTCCGATACCCTGACGGGGGCGGCGGTCGTGTGAGGGGCGGCGACGACGCGGGACATACGACGGAGGAACGCGGCGGTCTGGGATTACATCCCGCGCCGGGCATCTCGTCACCTGTCATCTCACCGGGAGCGGTTGCCACCGGTTCAACGAGATGCATGGGCACTGGGCGAACAGCGGCTGGGCTTCACGCCGGCCGTGTCTACCGCCCCCAATGTGCGAGCGCACGCTGCTGAGAGCGTATCGTGAGCGAACAGAAGTCGCGTCGGCTACACCCCGAGGCGATGCTCACGCAGGGCGATGACCTGTCCGGGTGGACGGCGAGCCTGAAACGCGATGACCGATAGCAGCCTCTGCGATGCGAGCACAATCGAAAGTAGACCGCAGCACCCGACATTCACCGGCCTGTACCAAGGTCCGTCTCACGAGCATGGCACGCGATGGCGTGGCCCGCTCACCCTGACCTGACCACAGGCCGGTCGCACGCGAACGCCGCGTGCCTGAACGAGCCCGACCCGGGGCGAAACCGGAGGTGAATGTCATGAAGTACGAAACGCTGGAACCGCACTGGCCCACGCTGCTCCGCTTCTTCGAGAAGGCCGCGAAGGAGCACAAGGGCGCGAAGCGTCGCCTGTTCGAGAAGCAGGCCGACGAGATTCGCGCGTACCTCGCTGCGAACCCCGACAAGGCGGTGTGACATGTACCGCACACTCACCGTCGAAGGCCGCAAGTACCGCGTCACGACCAGCAGCGATGGTCACATCGCAGTCGTGCGTGACCTGACGACGCAGAGCAACATCGGCTACCTCTTCCCCAGCGGCAACGGCTGGAAACAGCGCGACGGCGTTGTCTGGTTCAAGACCGTCGCGCAGGCCGCGAAGTCTCTCATCCTCCACCGCATCTTCAACACCGAGGGAATCAACTGGAGCATCATCTCATGAGGGCCACTCCACGTTCGGCCCATGAAGTACTTCCGGGCGAGGGTGTAGCACGCTGGTCCGGACGATGCGACTGCTACAACGGTCACAACAGCAGCAGCGGACGCTGCAACAACCGGAACGTGACTGACCCGACACCCGGTGGTCCGCTCACGCCAGTGCTCTGCGACCGTTGCAGAGCGGAGTGCAAGGGCAATGCTCAACCTCAACCTGCTGGAAGGTGACGCTCGCGCACACGTCGCAGGCAACTATCTCGTGTGGACCGCTGACGGCATCACGCACATCTCGTTCTACCCGGCCGGCGTCGCGCAGGCATTCGCATCACTGCTCGCGAACGTGGCCGACCTGAAGCTGCACGGTATCAAGTACGTGCTCCGCAACGCTGCCAAGTATCAGGAGGTCGCATGAAGATTCCAGCATTCCGCCTCACGTATCATGGCAAGGGCTGTGGCGGTGTCAATCTCCCGTTCAGCTACATCTTGGACGCCATCGCATACGCCAAGAGCCACTACGCGACCGACTTCACGGTCTACCGTGGCAACGGCAACTCGGTCGTTGCCTCTGGTGAACGTCGCGATTGCAGGCACAAGTGGAACATCACCTTCCCCAGCTACGAAACCCTCGACGACACCGAGTTGTACGGTCCAGACGAGCGTGAGGCCATCATCGCAGACCGCATCGCGGAGGACACGCCATGAACTGGCGCATCGTGCAGCTAGCCGACGCAGAGTTTCACATCGAGGTACCCGGCAAGCCCGGAGTACCCATCGCAATCGTCCAGACGGCCGAGGCAGCAGTTGCAGTCATCGTCGCGCTCAGGAAGGCAGGCCAGTGATGTACCGACACATCCTCACCGACCGCAAGGCCAAGGTCCTGAGCCGCAGCAGCAACCGAGTCATCGTGCTCTACGTGGACGACGGCTCACGCTACTACTTCGACACGCCCGACTTCAACGCGCAGTTCCGGGCCATCACGGAGGTCGCATGAGCAGATTCGCAACGGCCGCCAAGGTCGCGAAGGACAAGCAGGCACGCCCTCACATCTACTGCACCATCAAGGGCTGCCTCTGGAAGGTCATTCACGTCGACGGGCGAGTGACGCCCTGTCGTAAGCATCCGAACGCACCACCCGTCCAGCAGGAGGACTGATGGACCGCATCACCAGCACGCCCGGCTACTTCATCCTCATTCCCATCGCAGGTGAGCAGAGCGGCCGAGACATCCTCGCAGCGTCGGGCCTCATCGGGTCCGTCGTACAGGCCGACACTCACCTCAACAGGCGGGCGGTCGAGCACCTCATCTACCAGCCCATCCGAGCGGAGGTCGCATGAAGTACAACACCCGATTCTCGTGGATATTCAACTGCCCGGCCGATGCGGCCCACGCTGTCGGCATCTTCACAGACCCTCAATCCTTCCGCCGCGTCGCGAGCCTTCATGTGGCCGACGAGCAGGTCGAGCCCATCACGACCCACGACGTGACGCTCGTCAGCGTCGAACGTGTCGAAGGTGAGTACGGCACCCGCCTCTGGCGAGTCAACGTCGACACCGAGTTCTCACCGTTCGACAGTCTCGAAGACTACGATGGAGAGACGCCATCGGTCGGCTACTCGCCTGCCCTGTTCGACGGCATCGACCTTCCCGAACTTCCGACCTACGTGGAGCGGTTCGCCTACCTCAAGGGCAGCTTCCGCGCCACCAGCAATGGCAGTGCCGACGACTTGGGCTCGCGCAGCCCGGTCTTCGTCAACCGTGAGCCCCTCTGGGCGAAGGAGAACTGACATGAGTAGCGGCTTCAGCATCACCCCGGTCAAGAGGTACCGTGTGACCTACACCGCCTACGTCTACGCGACGAGCGAGGACGAGGCCGGCCAGAACATGCTCGACTGCAATGGTGACTTCGATACCGAGGTCGTCGAGGTCGACGATGCTGGGAACGAGGTGACCTGATGGGACCGGTCGAATGTCTGACCTGTGGCAAGGTGGTCGACGGACGCGATGGCGACTTCTGCTCCGACGACTGCTCCGATGACTGGTACAACCCGGACCCATTGGAAGATGACCCGTACGAGTATGACGACCTTGAAAAGGACGACGACTCATGCGACATGTGCGGCGACCCCGACTGCTTCGGGGAATGCTGCGACGAGGAGCGACTTCCCGAGGAGGACGTGTGATTCACACCAACATCCTGAAGCTGCACCTGCCCGAGCACCGCATCCTCTACACGGGCACCGATGCGAAGGAAGCCCGGTTCTGGACGACCCTCGCCCGGTGCAATGGTGAGAACGTCACCACCGAAAAGAAGCTGGTCACCGGCTCGTCCACGCTGTTCCACTACACCGTCATCTCGAAAGGGGTCAAATCATGATGCTCGACACCGCCCACAAGCAGTGGGCCAGCCGTCCCGCCGATGAGCGGTTCACCTCGCTTGCCTCGCTGGCCGAGCGTATCAAGGCACGGCGACAGGCTTCGGTGGACGGCCGGATCGACATGCGTTCCATCCGGGCGCAGGTCAACGGCACGATGACCATCAGCGGCAACACCGGCACCGCACGCTTCAACCACTGGACGGCCGGCCAGTTCCTCTCGGCCCTCTCGGTCCCCCGTGACCTGCTGGCCCGGCTCTCGCCCGAGGTCGCGACATCGGTACTGAACGACCGCATCCCGAAGGCCATCAAGGACGAGGACCTGCCCCAGAAGCAGCGTATCCTGCTCGACAAGTCGGACGGCACCCTGACGCTCAGGGCCTTCCACGGTCGCAGGTACGAGCGGGTGTGGGACGATGACGTGCTCAAGGTCTTCCAGCAGTTCCTTCCCGAGGGCTGGACGAACCCGGTCGCGTACGAGGGCGGCAAGTGGGGTGCCAAGCTGGTGCCGGGCGGCCTCTACGCTGGTGACCGTGACATGTTCGTCTTCTTCATCGACCATGACAACACGCCCTTCGCGAGCGGTCAGCGTGGCGGCTTCGAAGTCGATGGCGAGAAGTTCCACTCGGGCATCATGGCATGGAACAGCGAGGTCGGCTCGAAGTCCCTCGGCTTCATGACCTTCATGCTCGACGATGTCTGCGGCAACCACTACGTGTGGGGCGCGTCCGACATCAGCGTGATGCAGGCACGGCACGCCGGACAGGCACACCATGTCCTCGATGGGCTCCAGCGGTTCCTCATCATGCAGGCCAGCACGCAGGGCATGGCGAATGCCCGGGCCACCTTCACGATGGCTGTGCGCGAGGCGAAGAAGGCCATCGCGTCCAGCGTGACCCGCGACCGTGAGAAGACGCTCGACGGTGCCTACTCGAAGTTCGGCAAGGTGCCCGGCTTCACCCGGACCATCATCAAGGACGCCCTCGATGCGATGCTGCTGGAGGAGAAGGGCGTCAAGGGCACAGCCTACGACTGGCTCGCCGGCTTCACAGCAGTCGCCCGGGCTATGCCGAATGCCGATGATCGGAGCAAGCTGGAGGTGACTGCGAGCAAGCTGCTGCTCGCGACGAAGTAGATTCAGTGGGGCGTGCCATCGACGCACCGGCTTCAGTGCCAGCCCCACGCAGTGCCAGCAGGGCAACGTAGTGTCACGGCAGGCAGGGGGGACCACACGGAATCGTATCCCTGCGCTCTAGCCGTCGCACGGCGGGCGGTGCACACGTCCGTGCCCTGCTGACCCCTTATGGGACGGCCGAGTTGGTCTGGCCCGGTTGCGTGCCTCATGAGCACGGACGGGCCGGTGGCGGGTGCAACTCCTGCCCAGTCCCGCGAATCTCACAACCAACGAGGCGTCGCTGCACGCCTACAACCCCAGCGATGGGGAGAGGTGAGAGGCATGAACTGCATCATCAATAACATGAATGGCCTGTCGCAAGCCGGCACATTCCTTGGCCTGATATATGAGGAAGAGTCGGGCGATGTCCTTGCCGTCGTACTCCTCCCCGGCCACGGCATGATGCTGTCCACCTACCACCCATCACGAGTCACCCTCACAGGAGACAAGTCATGAACGCTCTGGAACAGAAGCTGGTCGGGGCACTCCTCTCGGACAGCTACAAGCAAATCACTGGACAGCTTCGTACCTCAGTGGGATACTGCTGCCTCGGTGTGGCCTGCGACATCAGCGGCCTCGGCCACTGGAACCCAAACGAGACGAGTGAGTTCATCACGGGCGGCGACGGACGACCTGATTCTAACGAATCGGTGCTCCCGAGGACCGTCCGGGAGGCCCTCGGCTGGAGCATGGAGACGGGGCTGGTCACCGTCCGTGACCGTGATGGCATGAGGCCCTCGCTCGCAGACCTGAACGACATCGGCTTCACCTTCCCTCAGATCGCAGACCTCATCACCGCTGGCCTCATCGAGACGATCGACGAGTTCCGCAAGCGTACCCAACAAATCGGATGGGACTACTAACATGGCACGCAAGCACCGGAAGTTCCGTGGGGGTGGCAAGAGCCACGTCCAGTCAATCCTCATCACGCCCGAGAAGGTCACCTCGGCCATCAAGCAGAATCCTGTGACCGGCGAGTTCGAGGTCGTCAAGACCATCACCCCTGCCGTCTACAAGCAGGGCAAGGCACTCAACTCGACTGCCAACCCCAAGCGCAACAACGGACGGAAGGTCGGCAAGTGAAGACCTTCATCGGGTTCCTCATCGTCCTCATGCTCTCCATGATTGCCACGGAACTGCATGAGATACACAAGCAACTCATCGTCATCGCCTCGCCCATCCCCACGGAGGTACGCAAGTGAACAAGGAACTGAGGGAGCGCACCCTGAAGCAGATTGCGACCCTGACGAACGACCTGCGTGACCTGTACACTCAGGTCGCGGCCACCACGCCCGACATCGACGAGGTCTGGCAGCGGTTCGACGGCATCGAGTCTCAGTTCGGATTCCTGACCGAGTCGATCGACGAGATGGAGGACTGATGGACGCAACCGGCCGTATCGTCGAAGCCCGGCTCGTCGGTGGTCCCATGAACGGACGCACCATCCGGGTCCACAAGTCGACCGAAGAGTACAAGGTCGGCAACTTCTGGACCTACGAGTTCGCCGGCAAGGAAGACAACATGCTCCAGCTTGCCATCCGTCCCAAGAGCAGGCGCGAGCGTCGTGCAGTCCGGCGCTACATCGCACGGACCGGCCAGCACCCGGCCATCGAGTTCGAGCGTCACAAGCGTCAGCCGTACCGGAAGCCGAGGTCAGCATGATTTACCGATCACTGTCAGAGGTACCTGCCGACCGGCCACACACATTGCAAGAACTGATGCCCCCCGGTATCTTCGACGAGGAACTTCAGGGACTGTCGGATCGACGAAGCGCACGCTGGTATCGAGGAAAGGACGCTGGGCTCGACTCGGCTGGGGCGATGCATAAGAACTACATCGACCAGAACGTGAGTGCAATCCTACGTGAGTATGCCGAACAGCGTCTCGCCAAAGGTACCAAGGGCATCCCTCAGTTCGTACCGGGACCCATCGGTGCCGCGCCTCGCTACACCCGAGTCTTCAGTTGGAGCAAGGCCGAGCGAGACGACTACCACCGGAAGGAGCGTGAGGGCAACCGCAAGTTGATGCTCGAACTCCGTGCCCGGAATGATGCTTCGCTGGCGGCCCTGTTGGAGGGCTGGCGATGAACGATGGAGTGATCTGGCTCGCTGGAGTGGCTGTGTTCCTGATCCTACTTCTGAATGACCCGCTGACCCGCATCAACTGGTGGAGGAAGCGTGACTCAAAGAGAGACCGTAGACAACATCGTCCGTGAGGTAATGGAGCGGGTCGACCAGTATGACGATGGTCGCCTGACCCGGCAGCATGTGGCCGAGGGCGTCCGCTCGATCGTTAGCGACTACGTCCAGAGATTCTTCGACAGCAACAGCATCGACATCCAAGAGGTCGGCCTCTTCGAAGATGATGACGACGACGATGACCTGCCTTGGTCCGTCGATGACGATGAGGAAGGAGACATCGACAACACATGAAAACACCCAAGCTGTACCTTACGGGCGGCGCACTCCGTGACGCTGCCATGGGCCTCGCACCGAAGGACTTCGACTTCTCTGTCGAGGCCGAGAGCTACGAGCAGATGGTCGAGTACCTGACCGAGCGTGGCCTGCTCGTCTGGCAGGAGAGGCCGAAGTTCGTCACTCTCCGTGGCAGCATCCATGGCGAGAGGATCGGCAACTTCGGGGGACACCTCAAGCCGGGGGTTAGCCGGCACCTGAAGACCATCAATGCCGACTTCACCCTCTGCCGGGCCGAGACCATGTATTCGGACGGACGGCACCCTGACACGGTGACGCCGGCCGACGTCCTGACCGACCTCCGTCGCCGGGACTTCACGGTCAACGCGATGGCTATGTCCGAGGACGGGGACCTACTCGATCCGTTCGACGGCTGGCTCCATGCCGAGCAGCGGCACCTTCGGACGGTCGGCTCCCCGTGGGACCGGTTTGCCGAGGACCCGCTCCGGATGCTCAGGGCATGGCGGTTCGCCGTGACCAAGGAGATGACGGTCTCTGCCTCGCTGGTCGACTCGCTCCATGCCTGTACCAAGATGCTTGGCCCCGGCTCGGTCACGGTCGAGAGGGTCAGGGAGGAACTCTACCGGGGCCTCAAGCACAACTGGTACCTTGGGATGTCGTGGCTGACCGGGATGCCCTTCCACACGG